GTTCTAGCTGTTGAGCATATTGGGCTTGTGCTTGCTGTGTTTGCAGTGCTCGTTGTTGTGCTTCTTCTTCTTTCTTGTCAGAAATATAAGACATGTAAAGTTCAATTTCCTTCCATCTAGCTCCTTCTTTTAGTCTTCGTTTTAGATATACCGCAGTAGGTATATCTAATAATGGTATTCCGTTTTTGCCTGACTGTAATCCAATCTCTATATATCGTCCGATTTCTGCAACTTCTTCTTGTGTAGGTCTCTCAACCAAGTTAAACCCGAACCGAACCATCTTACCCTCTGCTTCAATGAGCGTCTGTACTCCGAACTCTCCAATGACAGAACGATAGCGTTTTCTTACTGTCTCACTATTGCGCATGTCAAGCTGTGCTCTTTGGAGTATGTCAAGAGAAGCATGTGCCTTGAGTTGGAACATCTTATCGAACAGGTTCTTGATTGGGGCTGCTGATGAACTTACTGCCATTTCTGTTACGGCCTTACCTGCTCTTGCGTCTGGTGTTGCTCCAAGACTAACAGGATTGATACCTGATATTTCTTCTATAAGTCGTGCATTTAGATCTAGGGCTGCTGCTAGATTGTTTAGAAGTGCTCCATCGTTTCCTGATATTGGTTGTATAGGATTTGCTTGTGCTGTATTAGTGTGTCGTTGTGATCGCCTGTAGAAGAGGTCTCCTGTTGTTCTATACATTCTTAATACATCGAACGGCTCTAGGGCTTGTAACAATGAGCTAAACTCAATAGCCAATCCATTCTTTACGGCACTTGCTTTGGCATCTTGAAACTTCAACCACGTGAACTGAAAGTCATCAAGAACAGGCATCAACTGCTCTACCAATGATAAGTCTGTCTTGCCTTTAATGAAGTGATATGATAGTACTGACTGATTTTTATCTCGTCTTGGTTGATTTGGCTTTAATCCCCAATCGTATAACATCTTTGTTCCTACAATCCACTTAGCTTGGTATACTCTGTGTGCTGTTGTTTCTTGATATTGTTTATTTGCCGAAAGAGATTCTCCTTCTTTGTATTGACGTATTTGTTCTGTTCCGTACTTTGTGCTATACAAAACATTCTTCTCCAAAGTGTCTACCTCTATAAACTCAATATCCAATACTGGAACTTTAAAATCACCACAGTTTATTCCATCGGGATTATTGTCATCCCAATTAAACTCATCAGTCCAATCAGGATTACCAAATATTCCGGCATATCGTTGTGAAACAGCAGGGATTAATTTAGGGTCTATGCCATATGCTTGTAACTTATATGCAGGGATGAGCATAAACTCTCCGGCATAAGAAGAATCTCTAAAGTCATTATGTTTTGAATATTGGATAATAGCATATTCGGGGTCTACGTATCTAGGGACTTCTTTACCTATCTCTCTGTCATACTATACTCTACTTTAAATCCTGCTATATTTAGTGAGGCTAGGTCATCAATGATCTTTTCACATAGCTCTGTACCGTTGGCTACGTTCCAAGAGTCTTTAATAACCTTCTCTCCTTCTTTTGCTGCATTCAATTTAAAGCCTCCATTCGCCTCGTGTAGCTCCAACTCATCAATTGTCTTGAACTTCTTTTCAGGTTCTTTGTATGGCATATTAGACATCTGAGCAAGCTGCTTCATGAACTCTATCATCTCAGACTGCGACTGAACCCATGCTTTCCATTTTTTTTGATCTTGCTCTGCTATTGAGTTCTCATCTATACACTCAATGTTAATGTCATACATATCTCCATAGTACGACGAGTGTATCTTGTTCATGATCTTTGGCATTGGAGACATGATCTGCCAATTGATGTGAGTAAGTGCTTTTCTTGACCACTCCTCAAAGTTGAACTTTCCACCGCTGACGCCACCTACATCAATTCCTGCGCTGTTCATAGTGCCATTGGCTGAATTTTGAAGGTCTCCATAGAACATCTTCTGATAAATAGATTGTTCCTGTTTACCTGCCATGTATTGACGCAAAAGACGATACCTGTCTTTACTTCTCCAACTTGTAGAGTCAATGCCACGAACATGGTTGGCGAAGATATACTCACACTTGGCGATAATATAATCTTCGTCTATTGAGCTTTTTCTTTCAGGATGATTATATTTTCCTGCCTCCTCATACTGTGTAATGAAATCGTATTCTTCGTTTTCCATATTCTAAAAGTTGTAGGCAGAGCCTATGTCGTAAATATTATCGTTCTCTTGTTCTTCTAATTTAGAGTGTATTGACTTTGCTCCCAATAATGCACACATGGATGCTGCAAGCAAGTCATATCGTGTCATCTCTTCTATACTCTGTATGTTTCTCCATTCCGTAAGAAGGTCTTCGTGTATCTCTCTTGCTCCATGAAGCGAGATGTGATTCCTAAGCTCACTAAACCCTTCTTGTTTTGACCTTTCTAAAGACTGAACACCGGGATAATCTTTTGCCTTCCCTGTGGTTGCGTCAATGTTGTATTTTAAATACCCTGAATATCCCCACTCAAAGAACTTCTCTGCAATAATAGGGATGTTGTTCTCAGGGAAACACATTGCTCCATAGTAAATACATGTCTTTAGAACGTCTTCTGCATACTCAATATTCGTCTTCTCTCTGTGCCTATAAGTTACTATAAACCTGTTAGACTTCCATTCGCTGACAGACTTATCCTCGGGGTCTAGTTGATAGTCTCGATGCCATAACACTGCTATACCGCCATCTGAGTGCCTACTTTTAGACATAGATGTCTTTGCGTTTCCAATACGCATCTCTGACTCTTTCTTGAAGTTGAACGGGTCAGCCCCACATGTGAACTTATCAGGGTAGCGTGGTCGCCATATCTCTCTTTCATCTCCGTTTATGTCGTACTCGTAGTCTTTGATCTTTAAGTTTGTCTCATGTTGATTCAATAGATGTGAGACATACCACTTACCGTTTATTGGGTCTGGCTTCCATACTACTGAACTTCTAAATGGTGCTCCTGCCCATTCAAAGTTACCTCTGCGTGTAGGATCTACCATGCGTGGTACTTCAGCCAACTGCTTATCCAATATCTCGTAGTCGAAGCCTATATCACCTGTTCCTCCTACCCATGAGTCATCATACGTCAATGGGAACTGCTTGCGCTTCATTCTATATGTGATCATCGCATCAGGGTCTGTCTTAGCATCTCTTAGTAACTGCTCTCTTTCTGCCATGAGGAATTGTGTTGCTGTTTCTCTGAACCCCATTTCCTTATGCTCTTTAGACAGCTTCTTGCCTTTCACACTATAACCATACCTGTCGATATATCCATCAAGGGCTTCATCTGCTGGCATGAACAATCTAAACATTCCTGATCGTGTCTGTCCTGTTACAGCATTCCTCTTATAGAACCAACTGTCATCAAGAAGCCCCTTATATGCCTTACCCCCTTTTGTCATCTCCTCTGCGGTAGATGGCTGATACATAAACCCGAATATCTGTGAACCGTTACCCTGTGCAATACAGTGTAGTAATACTCCTGTTCTTTCACGTACATCAAGGTTCTTAGCCTTACCAGATTCATCTACAAGTATAAACCAAAGCTTCTTACCGTCATAGTAATTTGCATCTGATGTTTCTGATGCTGTTACTGAGTTACCCATGTCTTCAAGCCCTATGACGTTCTTTGGAACTTTGTTTACTATTGAGGTTACGGGGTTTGTGTATACTAATGGCCTGAAGCAAAGTGGCATATTTTTCCAAGCTGGTATAAGCTTCTGCTTCATGTGCTCCTCTGAGCTTTCTCCTGACATAGACATGATACCAGAACCGTCTGTCCCCTTGTGAGTCATTGCCATAACCCATGCCATCAACAGCCCTTTATTGGTGTTTCCTGAACGTCTGTTCTTGTTCTGCCCTACGCCAAAGCATATCCGCTTACCCATATCAACCATCTTATAGCTTCCGTCTTCTTCAGGTATTGCTATCCCATTTTTATCTAGGTTCGCAAATGACTCTGTTGTAGTATATGCATAGTGGAAGAAGATGAACTCTTTTCTGTCTCTATCACGATAGTCAGGATAAAATTGACCATCAATCTTCCAAAAGTTAAGATAATAGTAGTGCCATCCTGTGATATAGGTTGGTTT